TGTGCTATAGCCAATATCGTGACCGAGCGCGGTTCCAGGATGATAGAAATTGGCCTTAAAAGTCGCTTGCAGTTAAGCGTTTCAGGTATCTGCAATTTCAGAGACAGTAAGCCTTATTCTCAAATAGATGCAGAGGCTTGTGACAACTTCCTCGGCGACGATGCCGATGGCGCTAATCCTGTTAATTTTAATAGCGGCACCTACACCGGCCCGGAGCTGAGATATAGTTTTTTCCGTATCTCCTACCGAGTAGCCTCAAGCAACGCATTCTTCACAGAAATAGGAACTATTTTTGGAACCAGAGGTGCCACAGGTGTTGATGTCTACAATTACATAAAATTAGATTTTACTTTTGAAAATCGTTACGAAATAAGGATCGAGCCCTTGACCTCTTGGGAAATAAGGACCGGCGCGGCTAGTGGGGATCTAGCCGTTTTGGATTACGCGGTTCAAAATACTCAAATTATCAACGAAGGTGGAGTTCGGATCGAATTCTCTGGAGAAATCATTCCGCGAAGTGTCGACAGCTTTGGAGTATCAGTTTTTTATCCAAAAGACGGCAACCAACTGGCGCTTAACAGAGAAGACAGCCCTTATTATGTTGATTCTTACGCGAAAATTGCTGAGGCTTTTATTTACAACGAGGTTACAAGTAGTGCCACTCAGCCTGAGCATGAAATTGTTTACGTGAACAACGTTTCAACTAGCCCTATAGTCCCAAAGTATTTTGCTTCAGCAATTGTAGGTCTAAACATCAAAAGCAGCGAGGAGGTAAAAAACCTTCAGCAGTTTAGCGTTTACGTCAACAAAGGCGTTACCTCCACAAGCATGTTCCCCAACGTGCTATACGATCTCTTTACGAACGATAGATACGGGGTTGGTAAAATAATGAGTTCTGCTCAGATTGATAAAGTAAGTTTTGATTCGGCGGCAGATTGGAATTATTCAAGAAAGTATTTTTTTGATGGCGCTATTACCGAAAAGCAGAATCTCAGGACTTGGGGCGCTCAAAGAGCTGCTGATTTTCTTCTAGACCTTGTCATAAGAAATGGCAAATTTGCTTTGCAGCCTGTAGCCAACTTTGAAGGGTCAGAAAAAATAACGCAACTTTTCACCTCAGGCAATATTATCGAAGGTTCGTTTGAGTTAAATTATTTTGACGCTGCGGATCGCATCCCGCCAAGGGTTTCCGTCAAGTGGCGCCAAGAGCGAACCGATCTTGGAGACTCGTCCAAGGGCTTATTCCCTGTCGTAAGAGAAGTCATAGTCAGAGAAGCTGGCGTTGAAAATTTTGCTCCTATAGAGTCAATTGATATTAGCGATTTTGCCACAAGCGAAAGGCACGCAGTTGATAGAGGCAAATGGGAATGTAAGTTTCGCAGGCTTGTGACCCATTCGATCAAATTTAAGACTACCCCTAGCCAAGCAAGTCTTGATATTGGAGGAGTCTTCAAGCTAGGGCTTGAAACTACAACCTTCAATCAACCGCAGAATGGAGCAATTGCCGCTGACGGCACGATTACTTCTTGGCCACCTTTGGCTGACGGTAATTACTCTGTATTACTTTGGGATGGTGCGTCAACAAGCATTACCGAAACGACCATGTCGGTTCAAGGCGGTGCAACGAATTTTTCTAATTCAGTGTTTTGCATAAACAGTGGAAGCACGAATGTGCAGACATACAAAACTCAATCTCTTTCGTTCGATGAAGACGGTAACATTGAGGTTGAAGCTATTCACTTTCCAACCAACAGCAACGACGAAAGCCTAATCGTCGATGGCTTTGACAATGACAGCAACTGGATCTTGGAGGGTCTGATCAACTAATGGCAGTCTTCTTTCCATCACTTACACCGACTCGGCGTACTTACACGGTTGGCGATTACCCAACCAAGCGTTTTAACAGTATAAGCGGGGCTGGAACGACCAGGCTTTATGGCAGTAAAGCCTTTGATGCTGTCTTGGACTTGGAATTCTCAACTAACGATGCAGAGCTAACAACGATTTTGGTTTGTTTTAACTCTGCATACGGTTCAGGCACTGCTTTAACCCTTCCGTCTTCAATCTTTGATGGAATGAATGCTGCCTTACAGAGTCAAATCCCAAGCTATGTGACTTGGCGTTGGCAAGAAACTCCTCAAGTCCAATCAGTTTTCAATGATCGATCAACAGTTACCGTCAAATTAATCGGCACATTGGATGGTTGACTTCAGTGAGTAGAATAGATCAAAAGGCTTATAGGCATGGCTGTTCGCACTGGCAGTAATGGGCAATTGCGATGGAGGGGGACTGTAGTCGCTCGCGTGCGCTCTTGGTCAGCAAATATTGCAAAAGACTCGTTGGAGACTACGAACATTGGGGCCTTTGACCGTTCCTACGTTTCGGGTTTGAGGGGTGTAACGGGAACAGCAGACATTATGTACGACCCAGGTGAGGCAAGCGCAACAGCGCTTTTCAACGATGTTTTGAATAATTCTTCAGAACCTTTGAGTAACATTGAGCTTGTTTTGGATTCTGCTGGCGGCAGCCAGTTAAGCGGTTCTGCAGTTTTGACAAGTATTTCTGCCAGCGTTTCCGTTGGTGCGGTCACCTCTTGCAGCGTTGGTTTCCAGATTTCTGGACCTTTAACTGGAGGATTCTAATGCTATGGCGGTACTTGGAATTGATGGAATTGTTCGACTAAGAAGAGAAGCGCCGCTGCCTATTGTTGTAAGCTCTTTAGTCCTCAGGGCCGATATTAACGCTCTTGTTTTAAATAATCAAGATTTCTGGTCAGGGGATGAAGTCTATCTTTTCTCGCAAGAAGGGCTTCCTTTGTCAGGCCAGTGCTCAAACGGCTCTGCAATGTATGCAGGAGGATTTCTTGAAACAGGCCCTAATCGTTCTCACATATCAGGCAATGATGATTTCTTCTACAAAAGAGGCGTAGGAGAAGATTCGGATAATTTTTACTGTGGAATTGGAGTCAAAAGTGCGGAATATTTTATTTATAGGGATTCCCTGAACAGGCTTAGCTTCTATACAGATTATTGCTCTGCTGTTAACGGTGGGTCTATCAATAAAGTGGACTTAGCTCAGTACGATTTCAACTTTTTGTTAATTGCTGCGGCAGGTACTGAGGAATACAACAATGCTCTAACCGAATGCGTCGCAGGCGTCGGAGATTACAGATTCAGCGACGTTAGAGATGAAGTAACGCTTGAAAGTATTTGCGACTTTGCCCCTTCATATCAAAGCCCTGCTGCAGGCACTGCTGAGTATGATGACGCGGACCTTACTCCAAGGAGTGCGGTAAACGGTTTTCCTTGGGTGTTGCAATGTGAGTTAGCTGAATGGTCTCTTGAATTAGACGGGGCAGCTGTTGATACTACTCAGGTTGGCGAGAAATTTGGCGAAAATGTAAAAAGTATTATTACAGGTGGTGGAAAGTTTGATTTCCAAGTTGGAGAGGTAGGGCATTCGCCCGCTAGCGGCGACAGGGCTGTTGACGCAAGCTACTTGCTTCAGCTTCTGCAGTTAACGGAGCGTGGCGCGAAGGCTGAAGCGGAATTTTGGTTAATGCAGCGAAAAGTTAGCGATGCGTGCAGTGTTTTGGCTAGAGGTGGGCTTTATTACGCTACAAGTATTTTGATAACGAACATTGCGGTTAACGTCAGGGCTACGGATGTCATCGTCGGTTCTGCTAACTTCGCGACATCTGGCGAGATTGCATTAAAAGTAGGAGTATAATGACTAAAGTGGGACAAAGAGCATTCGGTTAAATGGCAATCGTTACACCGGGTCAGCCTGGAGCTATTGACAATATTGACATTAGTCAAAACACGTTCCGTACTCAGGTTGGTGAGGTCACCAGCGCGGTGTTGCGTCTTGCTGGCGGAGAAGTGGACTCAACGTCTACGACAACGCTTTACGTTAACCAAGAAATTGGTTCTGACAAATTTGTTGCGGGTATCGCAGACAATACGGTAACTCCTCCTCTAAGCAATCAACAGCTTACTTGCGGCTACTCGGAGTCAGCGCCCTTCAAGACCCTCAATAGGGGGCTAATCGAAGCAGCTCGCTTGTCTGTTCAAAGCGGAGTTGGAAATGATTTGTATGACCGTGTTGTAATCAGAGTCGCGGCCAGCGAATACGTTATTGATAACACTCCGAGCACAGGTCTAGCTGTGAGCCAGTGGCCTAATACTTATGAGCCTACTGAAGAAGACCTAAGAGCTTTTAACTCTGACGACATGGGGATTATTCTCCCAAGAGGAGTTTCAATTATTGGTGCTGACCTTCGCAAAAGCGTTATACGTCCCAGGTCTGTGCCAAGTGCAGGCGGCAATCCAGTAACCGACAGAGGCAGTTTATTCAAGACCACTGGAGGTTCGTTCTTTTTTAATTTTACATTTAAAGATTCTCTCAATTATACTTCGTCTCATCACTTACTTCAAGCGTTTTCTTTTTGCTCTCAGTCAGATTTAGTCGCATATTATCAAAAAGTTGCAACAGCATTTGGAATTCCTTCTTCTGACGTTGAAGTTATAAATCCAGGCGAAACACAAATTACCACCGAATACCCTGACAATCAGGTTTCAGCTGCGACAGATTCTGTCAATGGCAGTTCTGGGTACGTCTTTAATTGCAGCTTGCGCTCCAATTACGGCATGTGCGGCATGTATCTCGACGGAAGCGATGGTGTCTCAGGACTGCGCTCAATGGTCGTAGCCCAGTTCACAATTGTTTCGCTTCAGCGTGACATGAACGCTTGGCAGGTTTATACAGGAGGGTCTTGGCAGACTTGTAGTGGATACAGTGAGTACATAAACGCAGATAGTAATGATGTAAGATCGCGAATCTCTGGAAGCTTTTCTGCTTCTACTGGAAACTATGAAACTGATTATAGAAGTTTTGGCTTCAAGGTCACAAATAACGCTTTAACGCAAGAGGTCAGCTGTTTTGTTATCGGCTCAAGCGTGCATCACTGGACTTCTTCAGGCGGAGAATGCACTATTACCAATAGTAATAGCAATTTTGGTAACACAGCTTTACTTAGCAGTGGTTTTAGAGGTATTGGAACAACAGGTGGTGCGTTCGCTCAAGACAAAGGATTCCAAGCACTTCGTGTCCGTAGACCTCTAAAAGTAAAAACAGATGGAAGCAACATTCGCAGAATCGGAATTGGTAACGTATCCAGCTTGGGATACGACAGTGCAACAGGAACTATTAATCTACAAGTTGCTTTTGACCCAGAGACAACTTTCGCTAACAACGGGTATAGCTTAAAAGAAGGAGACTATATTTGGATTGAAAATAATAGCCGCACTGAGGGACCAGGGGCTTCATTAAACCAAGCAATTGATGTACGTGCAAAGCTGGCCTCTGTGCCTTTTAATTCGGCAACCCCTACTCAGATAATCGTTGTTGATGGAGGTATTGATGACCCTAGCGTAAACAATATCTCAACCATTCCAAACCAAACTTTAGAAGGTAACCGTGTTTACATCAGAAGGCTTTCTGACACTAGGAAGCCCGAAGAACGTGAATATTCATTGATTGTTTCTGGTAGCTCAACAACTCGCAGACCTGTAGGAAATTACATTTTACGCTTAGGAAACCGTAGTACCCTCAACCAACAACTAGACCCTGCAAACAATTCAAATGAGGTCTTTATTGTTTCGACTTCAAAAGACTCACACAGCTCTTTTGGCAGCGATGTTTATAAAATTGTTATCCGCCCTGGAGATAGCGCATCTTCTTTCAACTCTTCTACTTTTTACAGAGTAGGAACTCCTGTTTTAAGAAATAATAGAGTGTTCCGAAGCAAAAGAAACAAAAGATTTAGCACGTTCTCCACTGAAAGCTTTGAGGCAAGCTTACCAATGCTTCCTGATGAAAGAGGTGTTGAACTTTTAAGAACATCCTCGGGACCGTTGTTAGTTTTAGATAGCGACTTGTCAAACAGTCCTACAAGCACTGACCTTGGAATAAATCAATCAACAAACACCTTGATTCTTGATCAAGTAAGGAGCAGCACTGATTTCCAAGGCGTAAGTTCTTTTATGAGAGCCATTGGCTACACAGCTCAAAATGTTGGAATACAAGAAAACGGAACACTTTCTGGGACTATTCTTGAACAACAAGATACAGAAGCATCAAGAGATTGGAACCCTGCTGATCCCCTCAGCCCTGTCCCTTCTGGGAAAATCGACTCTAGGACAAACTGGCCACTAGAGTTTAACCGACCAAGCCTTATTAGAGCTTTTGCGCACGCCTATGAATTTGTTGGATATGGAAACTACACAAAAGCGTTGCCAAAATATCAAGCAACACCATTGTCTCAGCAAAATAAAATTGATTTTTTTGCGGTGAATTTATTAGGCGGTCGCTGCTATAACACTGGATTCAACGAAGATGGCCTTTTAGTCCAAGGCAACGTAATTACGGACCTTGGCACCAACCAAACTGTAAATAGTGAAATTGCTGGTTTGGGCGCTTTGGCCGGAGACCCTGATTTCCCGGTAACTCCTACTGATTTTGAAACTTTAAATGTTACGCAGCTTTTACAGTCTTCTCAGCGTACAGAGTTAACTAACGAGGTGCTAATTAATGGAACGGTTGAAGGTTCCGTCACATTTGCAGATGGCGTATTACCTGAAGCGACAGAAACGCAAAGAGGTGTTGTTAAGCTTGCAACTGACTCAGATGCTGCAGGAATTAGCAGCCCATCAAGTGCAAACGATGTTGACGCTTTAACAGCAAAAAATCTCGGCTCTGTGCGTGGGGTGGCAGATGGTCTTTGCGATCTGGATTCGACCGCCAAAATCCCAGTGGCGAGGATACCCGACCTAGATGGTTCTGGTCTGATTCAAAACGCTTCTACTACGGTCAAAGGTATTGTTGAGCTTGCTACTGGTGCCGAAACGCTTGCGCTAAGTGATGCAACCAGAACTGTAACTCCATCGTCACTAAGCAGCGCAAGAGGTGTCGCGAACGGTTTTGCAAGCCTGGATGCAACAGGTCTTGTTCCAGTAGCGCAGATTCCTCCAGTAAATCCAAGCGATGTTATCAAGCTAACGCCTGCACTGTGGGTAAACGGTTCAGCGACTAATTTTGACAATTCAACAAACTTTACTTTTGTGCAAAACGCAAACACGGCTGCGATTGATTTAGGAACACCGCTGAATGCTGTACCTGGGACTTCTGGATTTATTTTGGTCACCAGAGGAGTCTCAGCTACTACGCCATTTACCTCAATCAATGGAAGCAACTGGTCTGGAGTGGTTAATACATTTGTGAGCCCAATAACCAATTCAGAAGGACTATCAGGAAACGTGTTGATCGGATACTATATTGCAACTTCAACCAACATAGTTTTCACCGCCTCTATGGTTGCTTGATTATGGTCACTGCAGTACCCGCTTTTTTTGGCAGCAAGGCTCGAACCCGCAAGCCTTCTGCTGTAGATTTGACTATTCTTTTTGACGAATCAGGTTCTAATAATAACTTTATAAATGCTTTCAAAGATAAAGCAAACATTATCGCAATTGAAAACTCTTTAGTAGCAGAGGGTGTTGGTGCTGGAACTGATTTAAATAGATATAGGATTGGCGGCTTTAGAAATGCTCTTTATGCGGACTCTAATGCGTTTTCTCAGAAAATTTTTATCAATAGCGGCGAAATTCAAAACGCAAACTGGGGCCAAGAGGACGCTGGTTTTAACTACGGGCAAAACTTAGAAGACGAAACAGGAGCCATTTTCGTCGCTTCGCGTCCAATTTCCGGTGTAAATGCACCGCAGGACAACCTTAGACCTGCAGGTAACAATATTGGTCGAATTACGATTTCACAATCAACAGAAGAGAGTTCTGGCGTCTCCAACCCTTCAAGTTTAGATAGAATTATGAGGACCGAGGAAAAACAAAGATTAGTTTTTATTGACGGGGGTCGCGATCAAGAGCCGCAATGCAGTGATTTGCAACGATTAATTACTATAGGCACTGTTCCTAGCGGGTCTAGGGTTTACGGGTTTGTTTTTACAGGAGAAACTGAAGCAACGGTTATTTTTTCACCTAACACAGTAAGAACCGGAACGCAGTTAAGTGACTTGACTATCGTAAAAAATATTAGCAAGACAACTCTTTCATGCGAAGGATTTATTGCAGGCACAAGCCTTGGCCCTAATGAAGACCGAGATGAAAGTACGAATGTTGGGCATTACGCAAATCTTACTGGTGGAGCAGTGCTGGCATTATCGGCTTGCACGCCAAACTTTCCACTGGCCTTTGAAGTGCTCGGGAAAATACTTGGAGAGCTGTTGTTTGATGAGTCGCTGTAACAGCTAGAATCAGCATAATGGTCAATACCAGAATCTTCGCTCTATAGCAAATGGCACTCGATATTGTCCACAAGAAGAGTGGTGTATCTCAAAGGCTTCCGGTCGCTAGCGATCTAGGACTAGGCGAAATTGCTGTCAATTACAACGCTGACGGCCCATTTCTGACATGCAAAGACACTGCCGGAAATGTCCGAAAAATTAACAATATTTGGGTTAGCGCCACTGCGCCAAATGGGGCAAGCCCTGGAGATCCTTGGCTTGACACAAGCGTAAGCCCAGCAAGGCTTTTCATATATCAAGATTCCTCGACGCAATTCACTCCTGCAATAACAGTAAACACAGCAACTCCAAGCACAACTGGCACTGTTCAGCTTGCTAGCGCAACTGACATTACTAATGGATCGCCTGGGCGTGTAGTAGATGCTTCTCAGCTGCAGTCTGAAATCAGCAGCTTTCTTGTTGGGGTTAACGCAACATCTCCGTTGGCGGTTGGCGGAAGCTCAACCCAGCCAAACATTTCAATTACTCCTGGCACGGCAGGTCAAATATTTAGAACCAACGCGCAGGGCAATGCGGTTGAATTTACAAGCGATTTAAGCGTTCCTGGAAATTTGGATGTCATAGGCGATGTTTCCGTAGGCCCTGGAGCGCCTTCTTCTCCTAGCCTAACTATTCATTCAAACGGCGAGATTACTGCTGGAGCATACAACAATATTAACGTAGGTCGTGGCGGTAATTCTGTTGTAACCAATACGAGTGTAGGAACAGAAAACTTAGACAACAATACTACTGGGGCGTCGAACTCTTCCTTCGGAAAACAATCTCTTCAAAGCAATACCGAGGGAAGCGATAACACTTCGGTTGGGCATCAATCTCTGCAAGCGAACACGACAGGGTCTACTAATACTTCGGTCGGAAGATCAGCTCTTAAGAGCAATTTGACTGGTTCTCAAAATACTTCCGTGGGCTACTCGTCTCTTATTGATTGCACAACAGGGTCTGATAACGTAGGGGTCGGCAAGTTTACAGCAGCTGATCTTATTGGAGGGAACAACAATACCGCAGTAGGGTCTTCAGCTTTAAGGCTTTCCACAACAGGAGAATTTAATGTCGCTTTGGGGGACAGCGCTGCATACTACTTTAGCGGAAACAATAACACGGTTCTTGGAGCCTATCTAGGTAATTCAAGCGAAACAGCAATAAGTGATACCGTAGTTGTTTCAGCAGGCCGAACAGAGAAGCTTAGGATTAATTCAACTGGATCTTTGCTTTTTGGTGGTTCGTTACCTGCTAGCCCCAATATTCAGTTTGATAGCAGCGGAGATGGAAGCTTTGCTGGTTCGGTCACGATTACAGGGGATTTGACTGTCAATGGAACGACAACAACACTGGACACTCAGAATCTTCGGGTCGAAGATAAGAACATTGAGCTTGGCGTAGTAGCAAGCCCAACAAACACAACCGCAGACCTTGGAGGAATAACACTTAAGGGAGCCACGGACAAAACCTTTAGGTGGTTACAGAGTGGAGAAAATTGGGAATCATCTGAACATTTAGACCTTACAATTAACAAGGAATATCGAATCGCAGGAACAAGGGTTCTAGACGCTACGAGCTTGGGTGCAGGCATTGTCGGATCAAGCCTGACAAGTGTCGGTACGATTGCCACAGGTGCTTGGCAAGGAACTGCGGTCGGAGTTGCGTATGGAGGAACCGGACAGACGACTTATGCAAATGGCGAGATCTTGGTAGGTACTAGCAGTGGATCATTAGCAAAAGCCACTATTACTGGTGGAACAGGGCTGACAACTGTTAACGCTAGCGGATCCATTACACTCAACTTAGACAACACCGCCGTAACACCAGGAAGCTATACAAACGCAGCAATAACAGTAGACCAGCAAGGAAGGATTACGGCTGCTAGCAATGGAAGCGCAGGATCGTATCTAACTCCTTCAGATATTGGCGTAACTGTCGAAGCGTTTGACGCTGCAACAGTTAAGGAAGACGAAAACCAAACATTTACCAAAGCTCAGCGTGGAAGTATCACAGCATTAACCGATGCAGCCAACATATCGATCAATTTGAATGAAAACAACTTTTACAGCGTAACGCTCGCCGGAAACAGAACACTTGACAATCCAACAAACTTAACTGCCGGGCAATCCGGTTGTATTTTCATTACTCAGGATGGCACGGGAAATAGAACACTTGCATTCGGAAGCAATTACGATTTCGCTGGAGGTATCACTCCAGCCCTGTCGGCCAACCCTGGTGCTGTTGATGTCTTGAGTTACGTTGTCCGCTTGGACGGAGCAATCCCCTCAATTATTTGCTCACTCACAAACAATTTTTCTTGAGGTAGAACGATGATTCCAGGCAGTATCTTTCCATTATTTTTGACAGCAGGCGAATGGCTGATAGTTGACACTTGGGATGTTAATACTCAAGGAGACAGCATGTCTTTCCCAAACGTACAATCTGGGGACATGTTCTTCTTCGTGGCGTCTTCAGATGTCTCAACACCTGATGCTCAGCCTGAAAGCGGTTTGAGTGTTATAGAACGAAATCGCATTAGTTACGTAGGTTACGGCATTTTCGCAGCACCTTCTGATGGGTTAATAAACTCCTTCTCTATGACAGCTGTTCTTCAGAACTTCGATCAAGCCATAGCTTTTACCGTTAGAGCAGATAATAGTTTTACAAACACAAATGGAGTCACGTATAAAGGAGATAGTCTTAGAGTTACAGGATCAAGCGATACTCCAAGTCATAACAATCTTTCCTCAAACTATTCCGCAAATTCATTAGCCCTTCAGCTCGCCTTTTTGGATAATGACACTATACCTAAAAATCTATGGGTTCCTCCTTCAGGGGCAGCCTTAATAGAGTCCGCAACAGGCGGGAGTAATGATGGGTCATTGGCGGCTTCCTTCCAAAGGATTGGAGCAGCGGGCAGCTATTCTTGGGGTGCATGGGGATCACTAGCTCCAAACAGTGACACTTGGGTAACGATACTGGTTGAGATCACTAAGCCATAAAATTATGGATCAACATACTCTCGAAAACTGGAAGCGCATCAAAGAGGCATTGGAGAAATCAGGCAAAAAAGACTGCATGTTTTACAAACGTGCAGTTGCAATATTAAGTGGCAAGCCAGACCCACTAAAATAACAGGGAAGGAGCGCCTAAGACGTGATTGAAATTTACGCAGCAATCCTAGGGGCTTCTATTGGCATAGCTGGGATGAGTGTCTCTGGGTTTACTAGGCGAACCAGCGAAAGCCGTGAAGCGGTTATTCGCCTCACCGCTGGCGTTGAATCTATTGCAACTAAGCTTGAAGACTTGCATCAGGACATGAAGGCAGAAAAAGTTCAAGCTAATGCTGATCGCCGTGAAATTTACGAACGGCTGAATGATCATGGCAACCGACTAACTGTTTTAGAAACCACTAAGGCTAGAATCGACTAAGAATCAACGGCATTCAAATGGGCATCGAAGAAGTTTTGGCGCATCCAGCCTTTTGGATCGTGGTAGCAGCAGCTAGTGAGCTGATCGGGATGAGTAAGCTCAAAGACAACTCGCTTGTACAGCTCTTGTTTACTGTCTTGCGCTCTTTAAAAGCAAAAAAGGACTGATCCCTGCGGATGGGAGGTGGCTTTTTAGATTTTCGACGCGATCACCTTTTGAAGGATTGAAGCGCGAGATTCAACGTCGCAAATTCGAGGCAACACTAAAGCCTCGGATTGACGCTGAGGTTGAACGCTGGCATAAATCACAGCCACCAGCAATGCCACCACCTGAGCGGATAGACGACCTACACATAAAATCACCTTGGAGCAATGACGAACAGTAAGGCAATCTCACTCGAACAGCTTTTTAGGTACTACAAAGGCTTGCCACATCAAGCCGCAAGTATTTCGCTTCTAGAAGAAGATCTAGCAAGTAATGGTTACGACGCAGCGATGCGACGTGACCGTGAATGGTTTGCGACTTGGAGTCAGTCAGGTAAGCAATCTGATCACAAGCAAGCATTAGACCTGATTAAAAAGTTTGAAGGATGGCACGCCGAGGCATACCTGTGCCCCGCAGGGTTCTGGACGATTGGGTGGGGTAATCTGTCGCATCCAGATGGTCGCGCCGTAAGAGAAGGCGACTGGATCAGAAGGAAAGAAGGCGATGCTTTATTAGAAAACACAGTGGATAAAATTGACGAAAAGCTTTCGCAGACCGTTCCTTACTGGTCAGAAATGGCGGAGCATCAGCAGGCCGCGCTGATCAGCTTTGCCTACAACCTCGGCGCTGGGTTCATGGGCGCAGAGGGATTTGAAACAATTAGCTCGAAGCTTCGTGCGAAAGACTGGAAAGCTGTTCCTGACGCGATGCTGCTCTATCGAAACCCCGGTTCTTATTTTGAGCAAGGATTACGCCGTCGAAGGCAGGCCGAGGGTAACCTTTGGAAAGGTGGCGATCAATCACCGCCCACTGAGACTGCCAAGCTACGGCCTGCGTCTCCATTCACCAGTCGGCTGACCCCACACATCACTCTGGGTGAGTTTGCTCTAAATCAAGAAGAGCGCAGATTCAACGAGCAACACCAGCTAGACACCGCAGCCACTCTCGCGGCATTTTTAGAGCGTGTTCGTGGCAGGTTTGGCGGCAAGCCAGTCGTAATCACGTCTGGCTATAGGCCCCCAGCTATAAACAGATCGGTTGGCGGTGCTAGCGGGTCAGAGCACTTGTACCCGGCACCGGGAGTTGGTGCTGTGGATTTTTATTTGCAAAACGCTGACATCTATGCGGTACAAGAATGGTGTGACCAAAACTGGCCGCATAGCTTAGGATATGGGGCCAATAAAGGATTCGTTCATCTCGGTATGCGAGAAGGCGGTCCAAGAATACGCTGGGACTACTGAAAATGACTGTGCTTTGCGACTGGGAAATTAAATCGCTTTGCTACGGCGGAGCAATGGAAGACTGGTCTGAAGATCTAATCAACCCGGCCTCGCTTGACGTGAGGCTTGGCAGCGGGCTGATGATTGAAGTCGCTGGGCAAAAAGACCTGCTCCATGTTGACATCTCGAACAGAACTAAAAAGAACCCTTATCGATTAACCCCCGGAGAGTTCTGTCTTGCTGAGACGCATGAAACGTTTAAAAAAATACCTGATCACATTTGCGCTCAGTTTGCATTGAAGTCAAGTAGGGCTAGGGAGGGATTTACTCACGCCCTGGCGGGGTGGATCGATCCAGGGTACTGCAACAGCAAACTAACTCTTGAGCTTACAAACGCAAGACGCCATTACGACCTCCCACTATACCCTGGCCTAAAAATAGGCCAAATTGTATTTATGAGAATGAGTGAAATTCCCCTTAATAGTTACTCAAAAACTGGTCGTTATAACGGTGACGTAACGGTTCAAGGCAGTAAAGGATAAAGCAAGGTAGTTGGCTAGCATTAAAAAGCCTGATAACGGCATGAGTGACAGCTGATTTCAGGCAATGCAGGAGGAGCAGTCTGTGCAGAGAATATCTGCCGACAGATCAAATGACGCATGGCAAAAGCGGCTGGGTCTGCGATCCACAGAAATGCCCAAAGCGAGTGCCAGAAAATAGCATTTCTTATCAAGTAGAAAAACGCTATTTAACCACCGCAACAATTATGTTTTTAACTTCAGCTAAAGAAGACCAAAGTCCTGAAGAGTTTAGTGAAATATTTGCTTCAAGGCTGGAGGAATTAACAGAAGAAATAATTAGCTTTGAGATGGAAGTGTTGCCTCTAAACGGAGGCTTTATTGGACATGAAATCATAGGGTCTGAGCTTGTACCCAAAAAGACCAGCAAGCATAGATTTAGGCGTCAGATTCTTGATGAGTGGGATAATCTATGCGCTTACTGTGGCCAGCCCGGTGACACGTTGGATCATATTCTTGCTAGGTCAAAAGGAGGCAGTATGAGCGTTGTAAACAATCTCGTATGCTGCTGCAAGTTTTGCAATGGATCGAAGTCCGATCAGCCAATGCTTGAATGGTTCCGAGATCAACCATTCTGGAACCAAGAACGAGAAGACTGCATCAAATACTGGATGGAGCACGGAACCCTGGACGAAACCTAAGGGCTCATCATGTGATACAAATAAGTCTTTGCACGCCAAAAATCATCTGAATATCTGCAAATAGCTCCACCGGGACTGCAAGCCCTGTAGTAAACGCCTTGAGTGTTGTCATTCAATATCTCAATGTAAAAACCATTGCCGAAATCTATCGCCCAGCTAGGGACATCAGTCGTTGATCCAAAAGGCCGAGCATTGGCTGGCAAATCTTCCGCCACTTGATTTCCCCTCGGCAAAACCAAGACTGCATTCTGATTGTACTAACTTCCAATGCAGGCACTGCCAACAATACGGCTTCGGATTAGCAACTGCACGCAAATCAGCATAAAGTTGCTCGCCCTGCAATATTGCGCTTTCGACATTAGTTGCATTTAAAGCTATCTCAAAAGTGTCGGAGTTAGTGGTAATGCTTGCAATCCATTCTCCGCTTTTGTCGGAAATGTTTAATTTGCCGGAATGAGAGCGATGACTTGTCATTTGAGGCGATCAAGGAAGAAAGCTTTTAGCTCTTGCGCTGACGCCCGTGCGTCTGACTCAGTCTGCTCTGGGTTGCCCCAATAGACAACTTTCCCATCAAAATACCAAGGCTTGAAGTATGATTCCACCCCGTGCGCAATTAGTTTTATGCCTGTTTCGTACTTGTTCATGGCTTGTGCTAGGTTTTGTTTTCAACTCAACCGATAGGAGACCTCTTGTCCTGAGGTGTATGGGGATCGCCTGAACCAAGCCATGCAGGCGCGAGAGCCGGTGGCATCCCCTTCTAATTCAGTCGTGATTCAAAATCAGGTCTTCCTCCAAAGACTTCAGTTCCGTGGCGGCGCATACTCTCATTTGGTCGTGCTCAGATGATGAGTTGAAGCCATCCCAGCGCACAACAAGATATTTGCGTTGATGGCCGTCCTTTCTGGTCTTGGTCCTAAGCTCTGTCACCGTGCCGACCCTTGAAGCGTAGCGACGTTGATTTTCTGGCTTAACAGCAATGCCAAGGTGAATCCGAGGCTTTTCGGCAACTCTATCGCCAACGGCAAACTTGAATGGTGTGCGGCGTGATTCCTTTGTCATGGTGCTAAACGGGCCTTGCCCCAGCGATTTTTTGTGTACCAGTCGTGAACTGGTGGGGTCCACTCTGCGAAATGCGGCATCATCAGTTGG